CAGCTCCTGCCGCCAATGCCACCCAGCAGCAAGCGCCTGCGCCTCAGCAGTCCGCTCAGCCGCAGCCTGCCGCCAATGCTACTGATGCCAAGCCGGAGCAGGCCGCCACCGGCCAGGCCGCTGAATCACATGCCGCCAATGCTCAGCCGCTGGCCCGCCAGGTAGTGACGGATGCCGCTGAAGCTGCCACCAACAAGCAGCAGACCGAGCAGAAACTGGCGCCGGCTCCCAAGCAGGCACCCACGCAGCAGGAAACGCCGGAGGATGACGGCAGCCTGTTTTAATTACTCCAGCACAAGGACGTGCGCCTTTTTAGGGGTTTACCGTGAACGCGAAAAAAGCAAAGGCACTCCGCCGCGATGCGCACGCGCTTAGCATTGGCATGCCGAATGAGAAGTATGTCCGTGGCGCCAACGAGCGCCATATTTACACCGGCATCCGCCTGCTGGAGACTTGCTACAAAGGGGTTTACAGAGAGCTGAAGTGCGGCTTCAAAAAGGATACTTACGTTCCTTCCGCGCAGCGCAACAGCTGATTACCGAGCAGTACCACCAAAACCACAGGAGCATACCGTGGACGAACCGAAGAAGGGCATCCGCCCGTTTATTGACCTGCTGCGCGAAGTCGAGCACGGCAGCTTCCTGGACGAACTGACCGTCGAGCAGAACAAACTCGTCGACCTGATCGGCCTCACCAACAAGGGCGGCAAGATCACCATCACCCTGGATTACAAGCCGGAAGGCAAGGGCCAGATGAGCATCAATGCCGATTTCAAGGTCAAGTCGCCGACCATTTCGCGCGGCAAGACCCTGATGTACGTCACCCCTGAAAACAACCTGCTGCGTGAGCATCCCAAGCAGCAGAAACTTCCACTCGTCGCCATCAATTCCACCGGCAGCGACAAGCCGGCCCTGGAAGAACTTGGCAACTCCAAGCAGGGTTAATCCGCATCATGAATACTGAAAACACGAAAGAATTGCTCGCGCTCGGCGCGAAGCTGGTTGGGTTGAGTACGGTGCCTGGCACCAACATCCCCTTTGCTGTCGTGCCGGAAGGCTATGAGTTGAAGTCGCTGGCTGAGCATCTGTCGCAGCCGGTAGAAATCAAGCAGAACATCACGCTGAACGACGTTGACTCGTTCACGGCCTATCTTGGCAAGTTTGCCTTGCGCGGTCGTACCGTGGTGTTCTCTGACTTGGCCTCGCTGAGCATGACGGCCGTCATCGACTACCACGATGGCGCAATCCGCCCGGATGCCGAGGAATTGCCGGAGGGATTCAGCACCCTGGCAACTACTGGCATTGATGTGCAGGGCCCTGCCCAGTGGGGGCGCCATGTGGTCCACTTGCAGTTGCTGAGGGCACCCGAGTTTGACGCCTGGGCCAAGCACAATGACAACATGATTCCGCAGGTGCAGTTCGCTGACTTCCTGGAGCGTCATGCCGGTGAAATTGTGCGGCCGGATGCGGCTACCATGCTGGAAGTGGCCAAGACGCTTTACCAGAAGTCCAAGATCGTCTACGTATCCTCTGAAAACCTCCAGAATGGCGATAATCGCCTGACCTACCAGGAGGAAAGCGAGAGCGGGGCCGGCGCCAAGGGCACCATCGATATTCCGAGCAACTTCCAGATTGGCGTTCGCATTTTCCGCTATGCCAATCCGTTCGGTATCGACTGCCTTTACCGCTACCGCGTGGACAAGGACACGAAGAAGCTGTTCATGTGCTATGTCATGGTCGACTTCGAGCTCATCCTCGAGCGCGCCCTGGCCAACATCGCCAGCAAGGTATCCGAACAGCTCGAATCGAAGCTGCCGGGCCACAACATTGCCTTTTACACCGGCAAGCGTGGCTGAAAAAAGTAGGTGTTAACCCGAGCATCCCGGTTCGCCGGGGTGTTTTTTAAAGAGCATCGATCATGGCAGTCAGAAAAACATCAATAGAATGGACAGATAGCACCTGGTCACCCACGCGCGGCTGCTCCCGTGTGAGCCCTGGCTGCATGAACTGCTATGCTGAAAAGATTGCTTTTCGCTTCAATGGCGAAGGAATGCCCTATGCTGGCCTTATAGGCGAACATCGTCAGTGGAATGGCAAGATCATGCTTATTGATAGCGTGCTTCTGGAACCGTTGTCATGGAAAAAGCCCAGCAAGATTTTTGTCAACAGCATGTCTGACCTGTTCTATGAGGCTGTGCCGCTGGATTTCATCGATAAGGTTTTTGCCGTCATGGCGCTGGCCAGCCAGCATACTTTTCAGGTGCTGACGAAGCGGCCGGGAGTCATGAAGGCCTACATGCAGGGCATTGCCCGCGAGCCTGAGCGCCTGGTACTGGCCGCCGAGCGCATGGGCCTGGTGCTGGCCAAGCCGGCTATCCCACTGCCGAATGTCTGGCTTGGCGTGAGCGTGGAAAATCAGGAATGGGCCAACAAACGTATTGGGCTGTTGCTGACCACGATTGCGGCCGTGCGCTGGATATCGCTGGAGCCGATGATTGGCCGGGTCAATCTGACCATGCTCGAGCGGAAATGGGGCGGCCGGACTCATATAGACAATGCTCTCGATGGTTTCCGGTCTGCCAAAAATGGGGGCTCCCATGGCAATAAGCTGGACTGGGTTGTCCTTGGCGGCGAGAGCGGCGACAAGGCCCGCATCATGAAAGCCGAATGGGTACGCAAGGTCCGCGACGACTGCGCGCAGCATGGCGTGCCGTTCCTGTTCAAGCAGTGGGGTGAGTATTTGCCTTCCAACCACCCTGACTGCCCGCCGGGCCCACCCTTGAAGGACTGGGTATGGGAGGACGGCAAGCCCTTCGAGAAGGGTGACCATCGCGAAATCCAGCTTTACCGCAAGGTCGGCACCAAGCACGCCGGCCGCACGCTGGATGGAGTTTTGCACGACGGTTACCCGGTGGCACGGTAATGGACCTGCACCCCACGAAAGCCTGCATGGGCGCCGATACGCAGCCTGAGTTTCACAGTGGCGAAGACGGCCAGGTATGCCTGCAATGCGGAACATGGGTCCGTAATGATGTTGTCGATGATCCGTTTTGGGGTTTTAAAGCAGGATGTATCCGGGCTGAAAAAAATGAGCCGTGATCAGAGCATGATCGAGGATTGTGCGGATCTACGCGAACTGGCGCGCGAAGTGTCGGAACTTGCGAAAAAGAAGGGTTCTCAGCACCAGCTGCTGGCGAGTGAAATTGCGGCTGGTGCTGGGGATGCGATATGAAAGGCCTATTGCCAGTTAGACCGGCTTAAAACCGTGCTTGAACTGGCTCCAGATAGAGAGGACTGATTATGATAAAGCTTATTTTCAAAGGCAGCGCAGGAACTGGAAAAACCACTTACCTGCGGGATTTAAAAGAAAAGCTGACGAAAGATGGGGTTACATTTTTTGAAGTGAATGCAAACATTGCCACCAAGCGGTTCATTTTTCATCGTTTAAAGCAAACAGGTGTTGGGGTAATCGTTATCGATGAAGCCACCGAGAAACTTTGTCACAAGATTGATAAAAAGTTTCCCGGTGTTGAGATTTACGCCGCTGTAGAACTTTAGAACCGCCAGATCACACCTGCACCAAAGTACGCACCACCCTTGCCGCCGAGGTTAAAGGTTTCGCCAATAACCTCGACGGCTGTTCCCATCTTGTACGTTCCCACTATCCCAGGCTTCAGGCCGGCAACGGCCAGTGGACCAATACCATACTTGGGCTCACTGAACACCAGAGGCGCCTTTTCCGGCGGAACATCCAGCGTACTCAAAATGGTGCCGTCTGGTGTCGAAACGATATACCGGTGATAGCCGTCAGCCGTCTTGATGGCATCCAGGCGCACGGTGACCGCTTTACAGACTGGCGCCGGCTCAGGGGTATCATGGCACATCCCATCGCTCGAAGGCTTAAACGGCGCAACGGGGGGAGGCGCAGGCTGTGCTTCCGGCTGGATGGATGCAATCACCGTATGCTCATGGATGGCACCCTTGGGCAGCATGGGAGCCTTGGCCATTTTGTCGGCCTGCTTGTCGGCGCCCGGCGCCACCGGCGGCAGTACCGACTTGTCTGGCTGCACGATGGCCGCCATGGGAACCGGGGTCGGGCCCGGCTTCGTGAGGATGTGCCCCTCAGCAATCATGCCAATCCATACCAGGATGGCACTGTAGATCAAAAACAAACCGCCTTTCTGCCAGTTCTGCATGACGCTCTCTCCTACGGGTGCGGCCCACCTGGGCCATGAGGCTGGCTGGCCCACCCGGCAGCCACAAGGGTGCCGAGCACAACCAGCGCTTTACCTATCCCGGTGACAATCGCAACCGCAATTGCCCCCAGCATCGATTTGCGGAAAATATCCCAGCGTTCCTTCGCCTTTTCCTCTCGCTCAATCCACTTCGCCACGATGATGTGATGATCGGCATGGATTTTGCGGTCAATGCGCGCATCCTCTGCCCGGCCGTCCAGAGCAAGATTGATCAGGCGCACAAGGCGCTCATCCTGCTCGCGTTCCCTGCGTTCCTCTTCGGTTTCAGTCCGGCAAAATGGAATAATGCTTTCATTTTCCATGTCATAACTTCCTTTTTTCCGGTTAGAGTTTGATGATCGGCAGGTAAGCGCGGTTTTTCGGGCGCGTTTCAGTACCGCCGGAGGACGTCGTGACGGTCGTTCCCCCCGCCGGAAATCCAGCGATGACATTCGAGCCCGGCTGCACGGTGTAGTTATATTCGCTATTGTTCACGTCGTGATTGTGCGATCCAAATGCGTCCGTCTGACTCGTCGCCAGCACACGCCCAGCATCAACCCCAGCACCAAGGTCAAGGCCGCGCCAGAAGAGGCCACGGTCGTCAGGGAGCGGGATACGGTAGTTGAGGTCATAGTCAGCAACGGCGGTCAAGCCACGTGCCACCGGAGCGCCGTCAGCCGTTAGCATCTGGAACGCGCCCCCATCGGTGGTGTTGAGCGTCGCATCCCAAATAATGCCAAAAAGCGTACTGGATGAGGGATCAGCAAAATTCGCGTTGCTGGCAGCGTTGCCAATCGTCTGGCCATTACAGATCAGCCAGCCGGCGGGAGCGGTCAGGCCAAAAAAGTGTGACACGGAGCCGGGCGGCACAAGGCCCGCCGCCAGCACAGCCTCAGCCGATGTTGCGCGAGTTACTTCCGAAGCTACAGCAGCGGTTAATACGCCCTCTGCGGTTATGGCGCGAGTCTGCTCAGCGGCAATTGCCGTATTCAGTGCAGCTTCCGCCGTAGTGGCGCGAGTCTGCTCAGCGGCAATATTGGTATCGACCTGGGCCGTGGAATAAACCCCAAGATTGGTGCGCGCAGTTGCGGCGCTGGCAATATCGGACAGGTTGTTGGCCTTTGCCAGATAGTTGTCGCCTACCCACTCGCGGGTAGCAGTAACGATAGAGGGGTCCAGGATAATGGTCACCGTGTCAGGATTCGACACGGCAATCGTCATGCGGATAAGCATGTCTGAGGTGGCGCCGTCGGCAGCCGTGGGCTTGTAGGTATCCCCGCAGTTCGCCGTGAAAATCATATTGCCGGCATTGTCATTGAGGCTGAGCTCGCGGATTGTCCAGCCTCCCTCTACTGCCGGGATTATTGCCTCTGCGATGAACTGGTCAGCATTGGACGGGTCCACTGTCAGGCTGTTCAGCGCCACAGATAATACCTGGTGCACCAGCGCTGTACGGGTCGGATCTGGAGTGACTGGCACGCCGCCACCGTCTCCAACCCTGATAGTGGCATAGACAATCTGAGTGTCAGAGGCATGAGCAGCCGCCTCGAGCGTGGCGCCCAGGGCAGTGATCAGGGTCTTATACGTGGACATTTCAAGGCCCTACCGAAATTGTTACGCCCAGCTGGGATACTGCCGTGGACACAAACCGGTCAGTAGTGCTGATCGAGGTATAGAAATTGCGCAGATTGGTCCCTGCGTCCCGGAACTGATCAATGAGCGCCCTTGACCGAATAATCAGGGAGGCGATATCGGTAACGCCGGCCGTGTCAATCTCGGCATCGAACCACCCGTAATTGCCGCTAACCAGCGGGGCATCGGTAATTGTGGCAAGCTGGCCTGAGTTGAGAGACTGAAGCGCGAGTTCGATGGCCACGTTATTGGCTTTCGGCTGGAACATTTGCGTCACGATACGGCCAGCGTACTGGGGGTCGAGTTCGCTATTCTGGCGCACGCAGTCAAAAAAACTGCCGTGGTAATCAAGCCATGTGCCTTCCGCCGTTCCCACTACCATCTGGTCTATCATCAGCGGAATGGAGTTCACCGCCTGATTCAGCTCTGAGGCGCTGCTATCAAGAAACGCCCATGCCAGCGACGTGAATATGCTCAGGTGATCGCCATTGCTCACGGCTGGAGTGTTGGAGCCGTCCAGAATGGAAAGCGCACTCAACTGTGCAATAGAATCAGGCGGCGAGAAAGCCACCGTATACCCCGTCTGGGCAGCAAGGTGGGTCGCCAGCGCAGCCAGGGTGTAAAGGGAAAGATCGATGTTGAGTGCGGCGCCCGAGCCGCCAGTCACAGTGGTAGTCAGAAATCCATCTGCAACAGTCCACGTCATGGTGCCATCATAGTCAAGACGCAGCGCAAGGGTAGCCTTCGGGTCTTTGCTGAATGCCCGATGTACCCAGGTGAAAAGCTTGCGCGTCAGTTTCATATCAGGTCGTCAGAGCAATGGTGCCCGGAAGGGCTTTGTAGTTATAGGCAATCGTAACGTCCCCACCGGGCGCAGACAAAACCACGTTATAGACACCAGGCACATTCATAATCGTTGTGCGGATCTGCTCTTGAATGATATTGGTGCCCACAGGCAGGCTGGCGATATAGGCGTTCACCGCCGCTGTGCAGGCCGCCAGCACAGCAACGCTGCTGCTTGCGTAGGCTGGCAGAAGAGTCACCACGCCAGTCACATCACAGGTAGACGTGAAGCAGGCATACACCACTACAATGGTGCCAGCCGCCTTGTATCCGGCGATTTTGTTGCCGTTGGTGTCGGTATAGCCATCTATAATTTGCTGGCACTTCGCGATCAAATCAGAGCTCGCCCCCGTGCTGCCGTTGAAAATAAAAACATGGATAAGTCCAATCGGGTTGGAGTCATCGATGTAATACATTTCCTGCACGATGGCGCTGATCACGCTTTCCACAATATTGCCATAGCTGTCCAGCAGGTAGGCTGTCTGCGCCCCGTACTGGAGTGCATAGACTTGGCCCCGGCCAAGGGACTGGATGTAGGACTGGAAGCGCGTTTTGCGCTGGTCTTCCGTCTCAGCGTCCTGGCCGCCACCGAAAGCGAGGGTATTGGTGACGCCAGTCACCCCGGCAATGCTGCCGACCAACTGGGTAATAGTCCCTGGCGCCGCATTACTGACGAGCCCGACCGTATCAGCTGCAGCCTCCACAGATACTGTAGTGTCACCGGCAGGGATAACAGCGTTCGCCTGAGTGACATAGCGGATAGTGCCGCCGGGCACAGTCACTACGGCACCAGCCAGGATGGGCTGATCGAACGCAGATACTGTGGCAGTAAACGTCAGGAGCCCGCGGGATGCCTGGGCCGGCAGCAGCGGAAAGCCGAAGCTGTTGTAAATCGCTACCGGGATGGCCTCCTTCAGGCCATTGAACATTTGCTGGTAGTACTGATCGAGCTCAATGGCGACCGCCTCTACCACCGTACGGGCAGCAGCGCCGACATTAAAATCAGTCAGCAGCGACTGCACCGCTTTCATGCGGTTGATCATGGCCGCGGCAATGGAGACAAAGTTTTTTATCTGAAATGCCATGATTAAACGCTCACCGTGACAGAAAGAGGCTTACCCACAATCGGGTTTACATCCATGGTTATCTCCATGGCATCGCCGGTTACCTGGACCGTAGAATTCTGGACCCGCTGGACGCGAGGGTCAGACTGTACTGACGCCTGAGCATAACCATTGGCGATGTTGGCATTGATGGGGTTATTCCCCTTGCCGAGCATCGTCCGAACAAAACTTCCGTAGGTAGGGTAGTAGACGAGCTCATAGCGCTGCACGTTGACGCGCATGGTCAGCGCCTGCCGTAGGTTGTCATTTCCCACCAGCACGGCAATATCGCCTGAATCAGTTGCAGTAAAATCACCGGAAGTCAAATCTATATCTGTGCCATATATTTCACTTGCGGAAGCTGCCCCATTTGTGCTGTCGAATGTCGACGGGACTTTTATCGAATCACCAAACTTCAGGACGCTGGCAGTCACCTGCGAATCATCGCCCGTCAGGTATGGCGCAGAAAGACCGTTTATATTGACGATATCCACCCACTTTGATGCATCCCCCACCTCGCGAAGTGCGATTTTCTGGAGGGTATCGCCCCACTGGGTTTGCACGAAGCGAACGCCAGTCAGCGGGGATGTCATGCCGGTAGAAGAAGTTGATGGGCCGCTGGAACTGGATGCCAGGGCCTGCTGAGCAGCAATAGCCGAGGCGTTCAGTGTCGTTCCTTGAGCAATATTGGATACATGCCCATGAATAGCCACCATGGAAGGCGGCGACAGTACCGGGTCGCAGTTTTTCAGCGCACCAGTGGAGAACTGCGCTGCTTCATTCTGGGTGGCCAGCGGCGCCTGGTTTGGATAAACCGAAGCGAGCGGATTGCTCAACTGAGCAACAGCGCTCCCGCCTGAAGTTGATGAGCAGTTGGATGCCCCGTACACAGCGGAGTAATCAGGGAACTGGGCAGGGGGTATCAGGATATTCTGCAGGAGGCAGGTGACGTTCTCATAAGCAGCCGCAGCCTGCATGCAAAGATTACCGGCGAACGGGTCAGTGATGGCTGCCGCCAAGACCCGCCATACATTGGCCGCGCCCATGCAAGCATCTGCGGCCAGCAGATTCAGGGAGGCTGATGGAGCCTGCCGAGTAGCATTGACCGCCCCTACAATAGCTGCTGACAGGCTATTAAAGCTGTTCATCGGGCCAGCCAGAATACTCGGAAGCGCGGTATGGAGTATTCCGGTCGCAGTATTCAGCGCTGACGTAACGGTATCCATGACAGCCAGGGCGGACGATATGGAGTCGCCTACGGACTGATCTGAAGGCTTGGGCGCCAGCAGGCTATCAAGCGTCCCAGCGGTAGCCGCCGAGACGTAAGCAATGCCGGTCATGGCAATCTGATACATCATCAGCAGCGGCCGTGAGCGGTTCCGCTTCAATGAAAAAACGAGCGGCACCACGAACATATGCACAAAATTCAAACCATCGGAATAAATCAGCAACACCCCGGATGGGTCGCGTCCTTCTTCTGCGGCAAGGGCGCGCAAATTGTGCCACTGCTGAATCATGCCCTGCAGGGCGATCAGCCGTTCGACAGATGACTTCTGGGCAGCATCAGTGCGCCAGCCAGTGTGACCGGAGATATTGATACTGACCAGACCCTCACCCCACTCATCAGCCCATGCTCCAGCTGTGCCGGCCTGTCCCAGCGTCTGCTGGACGGTCACGCGCGACGGGGTGGTAATGTTTACGTCTTCAGGCCGGATGTTGAGCGTCAGCAACTGCACGGGTCCATTCGGCCGTGTCACATCCACCAGCGCGAAGCCGATGGGTGATGTATCCGGTTTTTGAGATAGTGGTGGATTCTGCATAGTCCCGCCAGTTTACAGTCACACCATTGCGCCGGTATTGCCGCCGATGGTGCCGCCGGTGTGGTAGTGGGTCTTGATGCTGATACCTGCAATCGATATGTCTCCAGCCGTCACTACCATTGAGCCAGTCGGCACGTTTATGCTACCTGTGACTGTCACATTGCCTGCTATAGCCGCAGCACCTGTGCCGCCACCAACAGCTGTCAACGCCAAGCCGCCAGCACTGATGAGCCCAATCACGTTCAGATTTCCAGTGATCGTATTGGTGGGTGCGGTTATAGAGGTAGCAGTAGCGGTGACATTCACGTCTACCGCCTGCACGTTCACGGCCCCGGTAGCTGCATGGATGTTCAGGTTCCCGAGCGGAGCAGACACTGTGATATTGCCGGTTGTAGCAGTTGCGTTGATATTTCCGTTTGCGGCTGTCACATAGACGTTTGAAGTGGCATTTACAACTGTGTCAGCGCCTGACGTAACTGTTACCTGGCCAGTGGGGGCCATATCAAGGCTGGCCTGTGATACCCCTCCCACCGCCACACTCATATGGATGTGAGGCTGGCGCCCGGTGTTCTTGGTGATAGCCCACAGCTTTTTAAAATCGCGGCCAGTCAGATCGTCATGAGCTGTCGATTCGCCTATCCTTAAATAGGTGCCGCTAGGATGGTAAAGCTCAAAATTCCCGAAAATATCCGTTGTGGTGTAAACGTCGGAAGCATGGCGCTGGACCCGGCGCCCGGCCTCCACGAACATCTGGCTTTTCTGGGGAGACAGGAAGCCCAGGATTATCAGTCCACCATGGCGAAGCGTGCCGCACACGGCGATCAGGTTTGGTCCTGTAGTGCTGTCGTTTATGTCCGTAGACTGCCCGGCAGATCCAGATGGCGGGAGCCCAGGCTCAGTCAGGTCAACGGTGCCTGTGCAGTCGCTGAGGCTCTGCTCGCCCATGATCATGACAGCCGGATAGCGGTCGCCATTGTCCAAGCAGATCAGGTCAGCGCATATCCCTTCCGGGTGCATGTTTGTGACCTTGGCGAGGCGCAAATTAGTCATATGCCGAAGCTCCGCCCAGCTCAGAGAGGTACGGGGATTTGCCGCCGGCCTTCACCTGCAACCTGGCAATGAATGAGGTGGCGCGCTCGAGAGAGACGTGAGTAGTGAAGCTCCGAAACGGCATGTATTCGTGAGAAACTGACTCGACGTAACCCTGCCAGTTCATGGCCCCCTCTGTCACCAGGAGCTCATTGCCGATTTTTATCTTCTCATTGCCCTTCAGGGACAGCGAGCCCTCTTCAAAGACCACGTTGTCTTTGTTCTGAGCGATCAACTGGGCCAGCTTATCACCAAGCCATCCTGAAAAGAAACTCAGGTCTTGCTGCCTCCCGCTTTCATCCTGCATCTGGCCGCCGCGGCTGGTGGCACTGCCCTGCTGGTGCGTTTGTACCTCCATCTTGCGTACGCCGTAGAGCAGGTTTGTGGCGTTTTTATAGCCGTCCAAGGTGTAGTCATTCTGCCCACCGACAGCGGACTGCATCTTGAGAAGGCTGGCATCGCCAGGGTACCAGTCAGGGTTATCCACCCAGTAAAAATTAGCGACACTGGCGTCAGACCGGCTGAGCGTGATATCGGTAATGTCGGCAGCCGTTATTTTTACCTGCTGCGGAACCTGCGTGGTATGCAGCGCATTGATAAAATTCCCGTACACATCCCGGTAAGGCAGCGGCCGGTACATCAGAAATACGCCTGCTTCCTCGTCCTGCACAAACAGCTCATTGAAGGCGCCCACGTCACCATAGATCGACATGAAGTAAGAGGGAG